CTGTTGACTAATCCGCTTTGCCTTGGCTTCTTCCTTGGACATCTCTCTGCTAGTCAATGTTTGGTTGTTCAATCCGGCAATCGCCATGTTGTACTTGAACTCCTCGCCCATCAACTGTTGCTTCAGTCCGGCCTCTGCCTTCATGCGCTCAATCTCAAAGGCCACTTCAGCCTGCTTGACACGCATCTTAGATTGGCCTTCTGCCTCGATCTTCATCATGGCAGATTGAGCAGCCATCTGTTGGAGTTCCATGTTCTGTTGAGCAGCCATCTGTTGCTTCATCATTTCCATTTTGTCCCTCTGCTCTTGCAACTTCATACGCTTAACCTTCAGCAATTGGTTTGCCATCTTAAGGTTCTTGATCTCGCGGATATCAATTGCATCCTCAAGATTGATGTCACCCTTTGACAAAGCCATCTGAATGTTGGCTTCCAACTGCGCACGCTGCTCTTCGTCAGGAGCGATCTCCAAGAAGATACCAAAGTCATAGATGTATAACTCCTTGATTTCCTCCAAGATAGAGACGTTGTACTTTCCGATACGACTGATGAAGTCGTCTTTGAAGTCTGCGTATTGCAGGATGTCTGCAACTCGGTAGGTCAATGCTTCTGCGATTGATCTGAATATGTATAAGCCAGCATCCAAGATGTGGCGAGTTGCTGTGTTTGAATTCAATGCGGCCAACTTCTGAAGACCAACCAATGAGTTGGGGTCAGGGGTGGATGCGTCTCTTGCTTCGTTCAAGCCAGTCACTGTGCGCAACATATCCATGTAGTGGTTGTAGTTGGCGATCAGCATCTGCGTCTTGGCGGCGCCAGAGTTGGATGTCAATTGGGTGATAGGCACTCGTGCGTTGTTGAAGTCACCCTCTTGGGTATAACTACGACCGATAACGCTACCCGTTTGGAAGTACAATCTCAATGCATCTTCCGGGTTGTAGGCGTTGCCTGTTCCCAAATCAACCTCGTTCAAGCCATCGGCGTCAATGAATACACCATCAGGTACTGTACGAGCAATTACTTGTTGCAACTTCAAGTGAGTCAATTGAATCAAGTCAGCGAATGGAATCATTCTGCGAACCAAAGACTCAATCGTTCCTTTGTACATACGAGGCGCACATGCCACATAGTTTGGCAATGCATGCTGTACAGAAGACTTGGGACGTACCATGTTCTTGGACATCTCCCACTTCAATAAGTAGTTGGTACCCATGACCATAACGCCCTCATACCATACATCGATGGTCTTCTCTACTCTCTCGAACTTACCATCCTCCATCATATCCATTGGTGGATTGAAGGTGTCATCTTTCTCAATGTAGCGGACGCCCCCACCCTCTAGATACTTCTTCTTATAAACAATCTTCTTGGTGGTTTTATAGTTAAAGTAAAGGAGAGTGGTGGTGTCCCTATAGAATAGGGTGTTCTGATAGAACTGAGCCACGTTGTAATAGTTGTACCAGTTCTGACTGCTCTTGGCAATTTCTTCCAAGTCAGCATTGGTCAGCGTGGGGTCTATCTTTAGTAACTCAATAATTGGTAATGATTTAATCTCGCCCCAATAGAAGCAATCTTTGAAGTATGGGTCTTCAGTGTAACTGTAAACCACGTTAGCGGGGTCTACGTAAGACACTTGAACACCTGCGCCGGGGAGAAACTCGTGCTTGGTTACACCGATACCAATAACAGTCATGTCGTAGTCGACACGCTTTCTCAAGTCGAGATACTTGTTCTCGTCAAGGATGGTATTGATGGCTTCCTCTTCTGCAATCTCAATCGCTGGCTTGTATTTCAACTGCATGTACAACGCCAACTCCTCATCGTTAGATGGGAGATCCTCGGGGTTAACCGTGAATGCACTGATGCCTGTACGCTGTTGAACAATCTCTAGGATATCCTTTGATACCATCTGAGATTCGATAATGTCTTGGTATTTGCTACGCTTTGCCTGAGACAATGCGTCCTGCGAGTAAGCCTTTACCTTGAACAATCTGTCTGACATCCCGTTCACCACGATATCCACAAACTTTGGGATAACCGGTACTGGTGTCCAGTCCAAATTCAAGTAAGACAAGTCGCCATCGATAGCGAGTTCGTTCTTGTACTTCTGCACAGACTGCTCACCACGAGCGTAAAGTCTGAGCCTGTGGAAGTCTCTCCACTGACCATAGTATCTACATTGGTTTCCGTCTTTGCGGAACCATTCGTACTGGATTGCGCCTCCTATTTGTATGCCGTATTCAGCCGACGCTTTTTCTTGATCAGAGGCGAACTGATCAGGAAATCCTGTAGCCGATATGTTAATTTTAATATCTTCCATTTTATACGTATCTCCAAGTTTCTCTATTTATTATACATCGGATTGTATTTTTGCTCACGCCAAATTGCCTTGCTATCGTCCTTTGGCTTTGCCCTCCAACGTGGAGACTTCTTATTTGGATTACATTTGATTCTGTCAACTTGGAGGCTTTGTTGTCCGAACCTCTTTTAGCAGAGGCTCTCATTTTTTCTTTAGTCTCCTCGGATGCGGTTTTCCCATAAGAAGGGTGCTTTTCGCCGGAAACGCTATTTGACATTTTTTGTCTGGTCTCTTTTGATACAACCTTCCCTGTGTGGAACTCTGATATTCTTTGTCTATGCCATTGAGATATAGTTTTGCCCTTGTTAGGCTCACCCATTTTTAATCTAGCCTCTTCGCTGTGAACGATACCTCTCACCCCATCACCACCTGATGTGATATTACATAGTGTTCCGCCATCTGACTTCCTTTTGTAAAGGCTAATGAGTTCTATTTCTTTTTGCTTTGCAAATTCATAGTCGATGTCATCAAACAAGATGTGAACGTCATAGTCACAAGCAGATACAATTGACTTCCAATAAGCGTTTCTATGAGTTTTAGAATACGCCCTTTTGGTGTCAACGCCTATTCCTATATAGAATGGCATATTGGTATCTTTCCTTATATGTCTATAGACGCAAGCCATTATCGAATGATTTCACTTATATCCCCTTTGTTTGAGTACCTTGCAAAAGTAATGCTAATTTTTGATTCTTTTTTTTCAGGTAAATATAGGTGTTTTTGATTTGCCATAATAGCAAGCCCCGAACTGATTGACGCATCGAAGCGTGTCCTGTTGGATATATCGAACTTTGCCCAGTCCTCGAGTGTCTTATTGAATGGCATTGTGCCTATCAAATCAGAGTCTCTGTACCGCCCTTCAAAGTCAAACCCGATGTGCTTCTCGATGTAGGACTCGATGGCCGCAGCGTGCGACTGCCTCACGTCCTCCGATGAGTTTGGTATACCACCCAACTCGCGTTCTGTCTTGGACAGATTGTTGTACAACTTGTCGGGTCGGTTGATGCTGTATCCTCGGTAGCCCCTGTTCTTCAAATGGTATAGCAATCGCGGTTTGTTGTTCTCCGCTAGCACCGGCATACCATAGAATACCAATGCCATCAGCACGTCCTCGAAGAATATCTCCGCCGTTGGTGGCCTAGATATGTACTCTAGGAAGAACTCGTTGGTGGGAGCATTGTCCATGTGGTACTTGGTCAGCCCGTGTAACGCACCATTAGACCCACGCCCATCGACGGTGGCCGAGATATCGTATGAGTCACAACCGAACGAACCGAGATGCTCGTTGCCGGGGTACTTGATCCCATTGCGGGTGATCATGCTGTTCTGCATGTTGGAGTCAGGGACCCAACTCACCAAGAACCTGCCTCTGTTGTCGGGGACGAACAGCACCTTGGTATCCTTGATGCCATCCTTCCACATAAACGTCCCGCGTGTCACCGTGTGGGCCAACACTTGCGAGTCGTTGTAGTCAATCTGTTGGTAGATCTTGGTAAGGTTGAAGAGCGACGACTTGCTCTCATCACGGAATGCGTGTGACTCCGTGCGTGGGAACTGACGGTAGAATTCGTTCAAAGAATCCGCGTCGTTCTTGAGCGAAGCAACCTCCGCATCCCAATAGTCAATGGCGCCAATCTTGATCCAGTTGTTGTCAACCCCCTTTACCGGGTTGCTAGGAGTCCTAAACACAGGCATACCGAATCGATCGATAAAGCCCTCCATATTCCACTCCATCGGAATAAACAGATTGTATAAGCCACTCTTAGTCTGTCCGTTAGCATTTCTAACTGCTGCATTTGAATCTTCGTATAGTCTCTTGTAGTTGTCCCCACCCTTGCTCAGTGCGTTGGATGTTGACCCCATCATGCACTTGCCGATAATCTTGCTACCGACACGCAAACAGGTCTTGGTTACGCGCCAGTTGTTGAGGATGTTGTTGGGCTTCACCCACTTGGCACTCTCGTCATGCGCCAGGAACAATAACTTCTCCCCGTCATATGAGTTCTCTTCTGTGTTACGCCAGTCAATGGTGGTATCCAATCCATCAATCTCATCCAACGAAACATCGTACATGTTCTTCTTGGTGATCTTCGACGCTGGCACTCGGTATGCCAATTCAGTCTTCGGCTTGTCCATACCATCCATCACCGGCTTGAAGAAGAACGGCAACTTGCTGTTGATAGGCACGACCTTGTCGGTGAACATCTTCTTGGCATCGATACCGGTCTTGGACAGAATGCCCACCCTTGAATCTCGTGCCAACGTACCGATGTTTACCACCTCTGAAGAACACATGAACGAGAATCCCGAACGACGTATCTTCAAGTAGATCATCCCGAAGCAGCGAATGTCTGCCTTGCACGCTTCCCAAAAGATGAAGAATATCCTGTTGGCTTCCCGGTAGTCGGGGTAACCAACGTCAATGCTAGACCACTGAAGGTACATCCAATGGCTCCCCGTCACGTAGGTGGGTTCGCCATAGTTCATAAACCAAAAGCCTTGCTCACGACTGTCGTAGTGGCTTTCGATATGATCAATCCACCGATCCTTAAACTCCGACGGGAGTTCGTTCCATTGGAAGATTGACTGAATGCGCTGTAGTTCCTTGGGATATTCTTGACGCTCCCAATACTGCTCGGCTATCTTCTTGCTTCGAGAGTACACCTTCTCGGGTGCTAGTGGCAACGCAACGATGAGACCGGAGATCTTCATGATCTGCCCGATCTGTCCGCTCTTGGAAATTATCACCATGTCGTACTGCTCATTGTACCCGTAACGCCATCCCTTCAGCGCGTTCTTGTGGTTCAAGACCGTCTTTGGAATGTAGTCCTTCAGTTCAATGTACAGGCTATTTTGATCTTCTCTCTGCGAAACCACGTTTAGAATCTGATTTTTTAGGGCCACTCTCAACCATGTCGATGTTTTCTTTCTCCGCAATGATGCGGTTTAGAATATCGAATGCATCAAATATAGCCAACTTTTTGGTAGCCGCAGCGTTCTTTAATTTGTCAGCCGATAACTCGTCGTCATCCCCCGGCTTTATGATATCCTCTTGAGCCACCTTGATCAGCCTCTCGACAGCAATGTATCCCGCCTCGATGATCTTGATTTTGATTTCCTTGTTGTCTATCATGGCTGGCTTTTTAGGAATGCAACTTGGATGAGCCTTGAGTCGTCACCCTCTCCGAAGTTCTCAAAAATGTTACGGGAGTGCGCCAACTCAGAATCGAATATCACCATGCGATTGAACTTCGAATACAACACGCAAGACCTTTCACCGTCCTGGTCATAGATGGTAGTGCCATCTTCTTTCGGGTGGTCCTTGCTCAGATAGAGTATCGCGGTAACATCGCCCATCATCTCATCGGTGTGGATGAAGTTCGGTTCTTGCTGCCCAAGCGGTGACTTGCGAACGAAATTAAACGTCACGTAGAAGTCCGGACCCAAATAGGCCATCGCTGTACGCGCGAACATGTCGACGCTGGATCTTGGTTGAATGTTATGGAACACCCTGTCCCCATCAACCACATCAATAAACTCCCCACTATGGATCTCCCTTATGTATCTCTCTGGGTCAATTAATACGTTGTCTAATATCCCTAAATTCATAGTTTAATTGTTATCTGATGATCGTATATCCTGTACAACTTCTCTCCGTCTACCTCAAACTCGTACTCGCTCTCAGGCTGAAAGCATACTAGGTCACCCGCATTCACGCCCTTGCTGACAAGGTAGTCGTTGGGATAGACCATCTCCCCCATCAAGGGTTCTTCCTTGAACGGCTTAAAGATGTATGATTTCTGTGCAGGTATGGGCTTGACGAAACAATATCGATCGTATGCATGCCACTGCCCGCTATGTTGGTATAAGAAAAACTGGTCAAGTTCGATGAAAAATAAATCTTCACGAAAGAAACTCTTCCCACTCTTTCGATTGCCTTTGATGTCGTTGTAGAATTTGAAAACATTGTGGTGTACTAATAAGATATCTCCCGGA